AATCCGCCACTTCGCTCTCTAGCTCAGCATACGCTAGGCTTCCCGCGTAATCTACGGGGCAGTAATAATCGTAACCAGAAACGTACTTTTTAATAATCTTAATCTCTGGCTCTATTCCGTTACCCATGCCAAAAGCTGCTATCCTTTCTGGATTATCATTACTTTTTACTTTAGCCCAGTTAGGCGAATAGTAATAAGCTTCTATATCTCCGTCTTTATTATATTTTTCAGCTCTTAGAGTTTGTCTCGGAAAATGCTCCGCTCTAAATACTTTACCGTCCTTATATAAGACTTGAAAGGAAGCCTCTCCTAAGAGTTTTAAGTCTAGAGATATCTTCTTAAGACAATCGTTTTTAAAAATAGATCTAAGAGCAGCGTATTCGTCTGTCTTAGTAGAACTATCTAAAGCGTCTAGGCCTTTACCGTAAATTAAGTTACTTATCCCGTTTATAATAGCGTTATTAGTAGTACTATTAGTATATAAGTCTATAAGATACTGGTAGTAATTGTTATCGGATCCATACGCGACCCAGTCCTTTTTTTTATCCTCTTTGACCTTAGGCCTATTATAAGAAGAAAGGTTTACTATATGTAAGTTATCCATTATATTAATATAAATTCGTTATCGTCGCTATTTACTGTATAAGCGTTATTATTTATAGAATAAGTGCTTACTGTTTGATTAGTGCAGAATATTTTATCTCTAAATATTACTTCACTACTAGCAGTAATTTCTATAGTATAGTAAGTATCTTCTTTTAGAGTAAAGGTATCGCTATGCTGGTAGTAGTAATCTACCTCAGTAAAAGAAGTTGCCGTAGAAGAGTATACTTCTTTATTAGTAGTCTCGTTAGTTATTTTTATAGTATAAGTTACTCCGTCCGTATAAGATCTAGGAATAAAACTAAAAGTTTGACTACTTGCTGACTCTTGTAATATTATCATACTTATATAATAAAAAAAAGTCTAATTTGTTATAATAAAAAAAGGGTAGCATTTCTACTACCCCTCTTTATTTAGTAAAGTTACTAATTAACTATTAGTCCCTTCCGTAACCGTTACCGTAGCTGAAGCCATTCCAGCGTAAGGATCTGCAGCCGATGGGCTATCGATAAAGTTAGCTGGCTCTCTTTCTTGAGCAGTTAACGTTAAAGTATATCCGCTAAGGTCTCCCATACTAGCCCCGCTTACTATGCTTCCGCCAGAAACGTCCGCTCCATGCTCTAAGCCCATTAAAAAAACGTTACCGTTATAATCTTCTACCGCTACATGAGGTCTCCCATACGCTAGAAGTTTTAGCTCTTTGTTATCTTCCTTAGAAAGTTTTTTAAGAGTAAGGTTTAGAGTTTGCTCGTAGAATACAGTACCATTCTCTCTAGAAGCGGTTACTGCCTGCTCAAAGCTACTACTACCTTTTAATTCATATTTAAAAGCCGTAAAAGTCCCGTCTAAGTCTGTAATTTCGTCGTCTGTTTTAGTTACGGTTCCTAGATCTCCAAAATCCGTAAAATAAATAGCTTTCAGACCGCCTACTACGTCCTTACATGGTTCTTTTCGACCTCTTGTTAAATCGCATGCCATATCTTTTATATATTAAAAAAGGGTAGGCAGGCTCTTTGGCTTACCTACCCCTTTAAGTTAAACTATTCTAATTCTTAGTTAGCAGAGTTAGTAATACCGTAAGTAGTTATATCTTCTACTACGCCATACTGAATTCCTGCGGTAAATCGCATTACGACTCTAACGTTATCTGAACCGTCTAGGTCGCTCATATCTAATACTTTTACTTCGTTGTGATCTGCTAAAAGACCAGTACCAAAGAATAAGTTAGATTTCTCAGCCGCAATAGCAGTATTATCTCCTAATCCGTTAGCTACGAAGATTTTTACTCCGTCGAAAGTAAGAGATCCGTTATTCCACCATTGAGTTCCCATCGCGTTAGTACCCGCAGCACCTAGTCCAGAAGAACCAAATCCTCCTAAAGCTCTGACGTATGCTCTAGCAATATTTTGAGAAACGTATACGTTAAGATCTTCAGCACCGTAAAGAGCAGAAGGAATAGCGTCTACGATTTTACCAAGCTCTGTAATTACGTTAGAAGCAGTTACTGTAGTAGAAGCTACTTCTTGAGCCGCTGGTAAATCCGCGTCTAAAGCTAAAGTAGTAGAGAATCCGTCGAACTGTCCATTAGTAGAAGTATCTCCGCTCCAAATAGAGTTCTCAGTTCTCTGCGCTACTTTTGCAGCTACATGAGAAATTAAGAAATCGCTGAAAGAAGATGGTAGGTCATGATGGGCGCTATACCCCATCTCTATAGCCTGCCAATCTGAGATAAAGTCTTTCTTACAAAGTTGTAAGTTGACTTGCTGGAATTCTGGTTGAAGAACTCTCTCAGTAAGAGTAATTGTAGAAGTTGCGTCGAAGTCGCATGAAGCGTCTTTTACGATATCATTAGTAGATACCTTCTTAATTACCTCTTTAAATTTTACGTTAGGTTTAACTGTAATCCCTCCGTTTTCGATTGTCGATCCACTTAGAAGGGCTGCAGAAATATACTGTCCTGCCGACTCCCCTGCGTAAGTAGAAGTAATACTTGTAGTTGTTGCCATTTTTATTGATTGATTTTTGAAATTTTACTTAATACTCTGTCGTAAGTAGTCGTAGCTCTTTTCTGAGCAAATAAATTTAAATTACGATCTTCTTCTTTTTCTGGGTTATGTTTAACCTTAGGAATCTCGGAAAGCTCTTCTTTAATTTCTTCTTTGCTTTCTTCCTCTTTAATTTCTTCGCTAAGTTCTTCCTTAACTTCTTCTTCAGAAACTTCTTCGCTCATTTCTTCCTTGTCTTTAATCATAGCCTTAATCTCTTCGATCATAGACTTAACCTCAGCAAGTTCTTCTTTAGTCGCGTATCCCATTTCTTCTTTATCTTCTTCGAGTTCGGTTTCCTCGTTCAGACTTTCCTCGCTAGGCTCCTCTTCCTCTTGAGCTGCTCCAATAGAGTCGATAATTCCCTCCTCTTTGACCATTAAAACGTTTCCGTCCTCTAGAGTATAGTCTCCTACGGGTAATGCTACTTTTTCATCGGGGGTAACGATAAAGACCTCTTGGCCTGCAGCGAAAGACTCTGCTTCTATAATCGTTCCGTTTTCTAAAGTAGCCGTCGCTAATTTTACTTCTTCCGTTTCGATAGAAAGAAGTTCTTTGGCTTTTTTAAGTACTTCGGTTGCTTTCATATTCTTATAATAAATTAATTAACACTTTGTTAGATTTTTAAGCTTTCTTTTGTATAATAAACCATTCGTTTCCGTCTGACCATATAGCTATTCCTTCGTATTCTTTGTTAATCTCGTAGGCTAAGGTACTACCATCTAGATTTTGCCCGCTAGCTGGAGTTAAGTCTACTCTAGTACTAGCTGAAAAAGTACTATCGGTAATAAATCTTAAAACCCTATTTGTAGAGTTAGAAGAAGTAGCGTCTGGTAATGTATAGGTAGCCGTTCCCGTTGCTCCGCTCCAAGTAAGCTTAACCATCATAGCGTTAGTATAGGCAGAATCTCCTAAGTCTATAGTCTCTCCTGCCGTAACGGTTTTAGATACCGTAATAATATGGTTAGTAATATCGTTTATAGTAGCCTTCTTAGTCGTACTACTTTGTACTAAAGGTACTATCTCCGTACCCGTTAAGGTAGAAGCTGCCGTTAGTTCGCTTATTTTTTTATCTGCCATTATTGATATAGTTTACTTCCGTTTTCTTGTATAAATTTTTCTCCCTCTTCTGTATATAGGAAAAATTGGTATCTAGTTATATTACCTATTCCTTGAGCTTGAAAGCTACCGTCGCAGCACTTTCTAGAGTAAGTACCGTCTGGGCAAAGGCATCCTCTTTTATCGTTTTTAGGACTTGGTGCTTTTTCGTTATAATCTCTCATTATATTAGGTCTAGAGATTTTAGCTTAGCTTCTGCGTATCTTTTTGCTGAAAGGCCTCCCCATAATAAAAAACTTATCGTACCGCATGATTCATTATCTGAAGGATCGTAAAACTCTTCTGCTCTAGATAAGTAGCTATACATTCTCTTAATGGTCTCTAAGCTTATAGGTTTACCTTGAGCTAATTGCTGCGCTCTAATCTTTCCTACTGGAGTAGCGCATTTATTATTTACTTTTTCGTTTAGTTCTATACCTCTCTTAGCGTTATTCTTTACCGAGTCTGGATAATCATTATAAGACTCCATTTCTATAGTCTTACCGTTTTTATATCTTTTATCGCTTTTTATAATAGCGGTAATTTCGCTTAATAAATATTCTGCCTCTTCTTCTTCTAGAGCTGCTAGAGAATTAGGTTCGTTAGGTCTTTCTAAACGATCTGAAAAATATCCTTCTATAGAGAATCCTTTTACTTTACCCGTCTTAACGTAGTTTTCCCAGACGTCGTCGTTTTGTACTTTCATTGATAGCATCCAAGTACCTACTGGCATATCCATACCGTAAGCTGCGCTTTTATCTTTTTTAGAATCTTCGACTAACCAAGACTCTACGGCTACTAAACCGCTTAAAGCTTTTCCATGCTCTAAAGTAGACTTATTATAATTACCTTTTATAAAGAATAGTTCGCTAGCTTTTCTTACCGTATCTCTAGAAAAATAAATATAGTACTCTTTATCTTCGCTTCTTCTGTATATCGGTTTATTAGGAATTAAAGCAGCACCCATTAGAATACGCTTCTCTTTGTTCACTTCCGCAAATTTAACCTCATGGTTTTTAAGTGCTATAAAGTCCTCTTCAATCGCAGGGTTTTCTACTATAGATACCGCCTCGATTCCAGAAATTTCATCTTCTTCGTCTATAAAAAGTTCTACTATATCCATATTATTATAATAAATTTTAAGAGGTTTTGTTATCCTATCGAAGCTTCGTTAGTAATATTTCTGTCTAGTTCTTGTTGGTTACTAACTTCATTACTCACTACAAAGGCTTTTATAGGTTTAGTTTCGTTTTGGCCTAATGCTTCTGCTAATTGGTTTTCTGGAGCAGCTCCTACTATATTAAACGAAGGGGCTTGAGACTCTCCTCTTCCGCCGCTCATGCCTCCGCCTAATCCTCCTGCAGCGGTTTTAGCTCCTCCTATAGCGTTTTTAATTCCCATAAAAATACCCGCAGCTTGGGCAGCATATCCTATAAGTAAAGGTATATTCTGAGGAAAACCTACCTTAGCCGTCTGAGCCGTACCTTCCGCTACTGCGACCGTACTTCTAGCTCCCGCTTGAGTTGCGAAACTAATAGTTTTAGTAGCTTCTAAGACTAATTCTCTAGCTTGTAATACTGACTTAGCAATAAGAGCGGCCTTACCTACTGCGCTTTCTGCTCCTGCTATAGCTATTACATTATCTAAAGAAGATTGTCTAGCAGCATCTAATTTAAGTTGGTTCTCTATTTGAGCTTGAACTAAAGCAGCTCTTTGATCTGCAGCGTCTTTATTAAATATACTTACTTGCTGAGCCTTTATACCTTCAGCTTCGACTTCTTTTAGTCCTTCGGAAGTAATTGTATTTACAGTTTCTACCTTCTCTCTTTTTACTACGTCTACCTTGCCTTCTCTTATTCTTTTTTGCTCTGCAGCTTCTAAGGCCAGTAATTCAGTTTCCTTTTTAAATATCTCTTCTTTCTCTGCGTTACTGTCTCGTAATTGTTGTAACTCTGCTTCTAGTAATCTTTTTCTTAAATCAAATACTTTTTTAGCAGACTCTCCCGCAGCTTCGGCTACTGCTATTTCTCTTTCTAGCTCTTGTATAGAATTACTTACCGCTTTCTTAGTTGATATAGCTGCTCTTTCTGCTTCGTCTGGTAAAATACCTAAGAACTCTAATACTGGCCTAGCAGCATCGAATAAATTATTAAAAGTAGTTTTTACTGCGTCTATAGCTTTACCTACGAAGGGTACGTTACTAGCAAATCTTTTTACTGCTTTAGTTATACTATCCCAGTTATTTACTATAGCGGCTAATAATATAGCAAAGGCTCCTACCCCAGTAGCTAATATCGCTTTTTTAGTAGTAGATCCAAATAACTTAGCAGCTACTCCAGATTTTTTAGCAGCTTGAGCTACTTGGCCAAATCCTTCCGATACGTCTTTAATTCCTAAACCTACGGCGATAGCAGAGGCTGCTTTTTCTTCAAACTCTCCAAAAGCTTCCGACTCTATTCCTAAAGTACCTAGAGTACCTACTACGGCAGAGAGAGATCCACCAAAAACTTTAGCTGCACCGTCTGCCGCTTGTAATTTATCGTCTAGATTAAACCCTTCTATCTCGTTATTAATAGTTTCTATTTCTCTACTTAGTAACTGCGACTTCTTAGCGGCCTCTTTAAAGGCGTCCGAATTTCTATCTAGATCTTTTAACTCTTCGTTTACGTCCTCTAGCATACCCTCTAGCTGACCTAGAGACTTAGCGTTTACGTCTATTTCTATTGTCTTTTTAACTGCCATACCTCTCTCTTATGTTGTTTATAAGCTTCCTTAATACTCTCTGGAGCTTTATTCTTTCCTAAGGCTATAAACGTATAGTCCCCTATATTATCTTCCTGCTTAGCTATCTCTAGCATATCTAATATATTACTTATCATGCCGTAGTAATTTCTTCTATTTCACTTAAAGCGTCCGCCTCTGCGTAAGCTAAATCTGTATTCGTTCTACCATAGAATCTAAAGTAGTAAGTCGTAGCTGAGGTCGCATTATTTTTCTGGTAACTAGAACTAAAGGGAACCGTAGGCCTTTTATTATTACTAGCCGTAGGATAATCTATTTTACTTACTCCAGCTACCGCAGCTATATCGTCTACGTCAGTTCCTATTAAATCGCTAGAGTTAGTACTATATAAGAATCCATATTCGTCTATATTATCTGCAGTTCCTATTTTACCTAGAGTTTTTATTTGATAACCTATCTTAAAAGAAGAAGAAGTAACCTCTCTTAGATTAGCGTCTGCAGTATAGTCCTCCGTATCTG